GGTTTATATATAATATATTATTAATTAATTATATATATTAATATATATATATAATATTATATAATACTACCGGGAGTAGGATATGAAACCACACAAGACAACAGCCACTGGAGAAATAAAGCTCCTGAGCATCCCCGTAGGAGCTACTGTCACCACCGAGTGCCCCGCCTGCGGCAAGAGCAAGCTCAGCGTCACCAACAAGGACGGCACTGGCTACGTTTATAATTGCTTCAGAGCTTCGTGCGGGTTTAAGGGCTACGCACCCTTGGTTGGGGTGGGAACGTCGCGTACAAGCGATTATACGAAGCCTGGGAGCACGGTACGCCCGTTCAGTGAGCCGATGTTCTCGTTGTGCAGTGGTGAGGTAGAGTTTTTGAGGGGTAGGGTAGGGTTTACCGAGGAGCATGTAGCTGCCTCTGGGGTTCGCATAACTGAGCACGGTGCGTACGCCTACCCAATCATGAGCAAGGATCGGACGATCAAGGGCTATCACCTGCGGTACTACGATGGGCGCACACCAAAGGCTCACACGCACCTGATATCCCCCACTGTCACCAAGAGCTCTTGGTACACCAAGGACGAGGATGACACGGTGTTTCTGGTGGAGGACATTCCGAGTGCCGTCAGACTTTCCATGTACAAGTCAGTGGTGGCCCTGCTAGGGACCACGCTGGCTGCTGAGGACATCATGTCCTTGTCGGCCAGGTTCAGTAACGTGGTCGTAGCGCTAGACCCCGATGCTGCCGAGACGGCGCTGTGGGTACGTAACTCTTTGGATGGTTGGTTCGACAACGTGGACATTGCGTTACTTAACGACGACCTGAAGGACATGTCTGAGGATGAAGTGCAAACGTTTGCTGAGCAGTGTAGTTACATCGAGGAGTGTAGGAAATGAGCAACCATGATGTTCCCTGTCCCAAGTGTGGGATTGATGCGCGAATCCACTACCACCACGACGAGAGAACCTGCACAGGCCCGAAGCCTGAGCCGGTGAGGGACCGAAACTGTGCTCACTACCGCTTCAGCGTGCGGGACGCAGAAATATACGAGGAGTTAGTTGGGGGGCGTGCTGATACGCTTGGTGAAGCCATAGAGGATGCCAAACACTACGCCGACCTGCATCAGGCCGATGGAAGGAAGATTTGGGTCGGGATTGAGCAGGTCGAGACCGTGGAGGAGTGGAAGCAATGAGCAAGATCGAACAAGCCCGCGAGTTATTGATTGCCGCATATGAGGAGCAGATAGATTATCAGCTTGAGCCTCTGGTTGCGCTCTCTGCGTGTAAACCTATAGCAAACCAGTACGCCGCGCTGCTGGACGTGGTGGAGGCGGCGGAAAGGTTGGTGTGTGGCCGATTAACTGATCCTGACCACCTAGAAGCGGTTTACAGAGCCATCGACAAGTGGGAGGAGGTGGCATGACCGAAATACTCAAATGCCCGCTGCTGCCTGATGTGGGGCCGCGAGTGCGCGGCTCGCCTGTCTGCTGTTGGGTATCTGCCGAGAGTGATGACCCAAACATGCCAGTAGTCACCGGGGCTATTTACGGCTCCCCCGAGGACGCCATCACTCTCTGGAACGCCTGGATGCAGCCGCTGCATGACCTGCAGGCGGAGAATGAGCGGCAAGCAGCGCGGATTGCTGAGCTGGAGGCTGCACTAGACTTTGCAAGCAACATATTGAGGGAGACAACATGAGGGAGAACCGGAAATGAACATCGAAGAACTGAAACTAATACTTGAGACACTCTCTGCCGCAGGAGAGGGTGCGTACACCCTCGGGCTGCTGTGGATACTGAAGGGGTACTTCAGCGACTTGCTAGGGGTTGGAATTGCTGTCGGGGGTCTTATCGTGATCTGTAAACTTGCCGCACCAGCGATTCGCAGTAGCCTTCTGGAACAGGAACTCCTCCGGGCGGCGAAAGTATATCCCTACCTAAGCTTCAGCCCCATGGAGCGGGCAAAGCTCGTGCGGATTGTAGCTAAATACTACCCGAGGATCGAGGAATGAAAATCGAAAGGTTAGCCGGAATACCGGGGAAGCCGGGAAGGTGGGACGGTCCCGATGGTGGGTATTTATATGTGCAGATGGGAGCGGGTAAAGACCCAAGCATTTACGGCCCCATCCGCAAGACAAAGCGCGACGCCATCCGCGCATGGAACGCGATGGTACGCAGGATCAGGAAGGAGAACGCGGGAGGTGTGTAATGGCTTTAAGTGATTGCCCGAAATGCTGGAGTACTCCCTGTAACTGTGGATATCAATACAGGAACTGGCCCAAAGACAGACGTGTAGCTCTAGCTGCACTGCTGTTAGAGGTAACTCCAACAATGCTTACTAAGAGTGTTGTCAATGATGCCCAGTTACAACTGAAAGCAGAAAGAGGGCGTGGTGGTGTACCACACAGCAAGCAGAGAGTTGTTTAAGGTTACACTAGAGAACGATGATGTCAGGAAGTCAGAGGTGTTGGTATGAGGTGCACGGACTGTGTTCACTGTAGAGGAGGCGTGCAGGTGTGCTAGACGAGAGTGGGACATATGATTGGGGAGTGGTGAATGAGTGAGCGAACAGTTCTTGTTGCGTGCATAAAGTCCAGAGCTGCGTGGGACAGTGTGCAAAAAGAGGGAGCAGCGGATGATTTCAGTGAACAGGGGAGGGTAGTACTAGACGCAGTAACTGAGTATTACAACAACGATTCGGCGGCCCAGGTAACGGACCCCGAGATACTGGCGGCCAGTGTGTCTCGCAAGTACAGCAACCCTAAGCACAAGAAACTGTTTAGCGAGTTGATTGCGGGGCTTGCGGCTGAGACAGTATCGCCACCCAACGTAGTGTCTGACTTGCTGCACATGCGGAAAGAGGTAGCTGGCAACAAGCTGGCCAGCGCTTTGCTTGGCAGTCGTAGTACGGACATTGATGCGCTGCTCGCTGACTATCAGCGTTGGTCAGTGGCTGCAGCAGCGGCCAGCTCTGACGCGGTAGTGAAGACGATACCAGTGATGCGCGGTGCTGACTTGTCCGAGCTAGTGGCCAAGGAACGGGAGGAGGGGCTGATACCGATACTGCCTAGGGCGTTGAATGATCACCTGCGGGGAGGGTTGCGCAGGGGGCATCACGTGATTGTGTTTGCTCAGCCTGAGATTGGCAAGACCATGTTCGTGATTAATGCAGTGTCTGGGTTCCTCAAGGCAGGACTTACTGTGCTGTACGTTGGGAACGAGGAGCCGGTCGAGGACTTGATTATGCGCACGGTTGGCAGGTTATCCGGCATGACAATAGCTGAGATAGAAGCCGACCCATCCCGTGCCGAGAAGCTGGCCCGAGAGCGCGGGTACGACAACATCATCTTCGCTCCGCTAAGCCCAGGCGCTCCTCCTGTGATAGAATCACTGGTAAGGGAGTACAAGCCGGATGTGGTGGTGCTGGATCAGTTGCGTAACCTCGACCTTGGTGAACAGAACTATACCGTAAAGTTGGAGAAAGCTGCCACAGCCGCCCGCAACATAGCTAAACGCTATCGTGTAGTGGTGCTATCTGTGACGCAAGCTGGGGACAGTGCGTCGAACAAGGACGTGCTGGACAAGGGGGATGTGGACTACAGCAACACAGGCATCCCGGCACAGGCTGACGTGATGATAGGCATTGGTGCCAGTGTGCAAAGTTTGGAAGCTAACAGGAGGGTACTGACACTATGCAAAAACAAACGTAGCGGCAGTCATGCAATCATTCCAGTGACGGTCGAGGTGGCGTACAACAGGATCAGAGGAGCGCAGTAGAGTATGCTTACAATAACCATTACCGTTAACGGTGTACCAATTACAATGGTAAGTGCGTATCGAGATATGAGCGTAGAGTTTACTGGAAGCGGGTTGGACAAGCGCTTTGTGTACAGATACTCGGCGGCCAACATGCCGATGGACCTAGCAAATCTAGCCTTTACGTGCACTGGTTCACTTAGGCACACTTACAGTGACAAGATCTGCAAGCTGGCCAGCATGATCCTTAACGACGTGTTCAAGCAGGAGCAAGCGGCCAAATCTAGTGGACAATAAACTTCCAAAGTTCCTCACTGAGCCCAACGTCGAGGTGTATCGCACTGGGACGTGGGTAGCTTTGGACTTTGAGACTACCAACACCAACAAGGGATCAGCACTGTGCAAGGATAATCGCATAGTGATGGCCCACTGGGTCACAAGCGCCGGTAAGAGTAGAACGGAGTTTCTTGGTGAGTTTGAGTTAAAGGAACTAGTCGCTGACATAAACGACGCAGACTTCCTCATAGCCCATAACGCCAAGTTTGAACTACAGTGGCTGGAGCGGTGCGGACTAGACTTGCACAGTGTGCTGGTGTACGACACCATGCTCGCAGAGTACGTGATAGGCGGTAACCGCTGGCAGTTTGCCCAACTCGCACTCGACGCGATAGCAAAGCGTCGATGGAGCGAAGGCAAAGGCACAGTGGTGTCGCAGCTCATAAAGGCTGGCGTTAGTCCTGATCTGATACCTCGTTCATGGCTAGCCAGTTACTGCGAACGTGACGTGGAGTTGACGGTGCGGCTGTTCAAGCAACAGCTAAAGGATATGCTTGGAACACGACTACTCCCAGTTGTGTACTCACGGTGCTTGCTGACTCCAGTGTTGGCTGACATTGAGCGCAATGGTATGTTTCTGGATAGGGATAGAGTTGCTGACGCGCACACAAGTGCTACAGCAACGATGTCCAGATTGAACACTATTCTAGACAAGATGACAGGAGGCATCAACTTCAATAGCTCCAAGCAGCTAGCTACGTTCTTGTACGACACGCTCAAGATACCGGAGCGCACCAAGTACGGTCGTCCTATGACTACCAAGGGCGGGGCCAGACTAACGGACGCGGACACGATACTTCAGTTGAAGCCACGGAACAAGAAACAATCGTCGTTCCTTACGGCTTACAAGGAAGCCAAGCGTATCCACCACGACATTGGGTTCTACCTGAAAAAGTTCATGGACTGCGTGAACGAGGATGACGGGGGCGTGTTGTACGCCACGTTCAACCAAGCTAATACGCGCACCCATAGACTATCCTCTTCAGGACTGCGATACAAAGTCCAGTTGCACAACCTGCAACGTGAGTACAAATCGCTGTTCCGCAGCAGAAGGGAGGGGTGGCTGATAGGTGAGGCTGACGAGGCTCAGCTAGAGTTCCGTGCTGCTGTGCACCTAGGACGTGACGAGGCTGGACTTGAGGACATAATAAACCGTGTAGACGTACACAACACCACTGCGTCAGTGATCGGATGCGACAGACAGAGAGCCAAGGGGCACACGTTCAAACCTCTGTTTGGGGGCAAGCAGGGCACTGAGGCTGAGATGGAGTATTACGCGTACTTCAGGAGGCGCTACGCAGGAATAACCAGTACACAGAACGAGTGGATAAATCAAGTATTGACCACCAAGAAACTTGAGACTGAGTACGGTCTTGTGTTCTACTGGCCTGACACGAAGATGAGTGCTACCGGCTACATCAACAACACCACGTCCATTTGCAACTACCCTGTGCAGGGCTTCGCTACCGGGGAGATAGTTCCACTGGCTGTAGTGTGGATGTGGCACAGAATGCACGCTATGCAGCTCATGATGTACCTGATTAACAGTATTCATGATAGTGTCATCGCTGAGCTGCCTGAGAGCGAGCTAGAGGTATTCCATGAGCTGGCTAAGCAGTGTCTTATCCTGGATGCTAGGAGGTCTCTGGAGGCCATATACGGCGTCTCGTTGACTGTTCCGCTGGGGTGCGGCGTAACCAGCGGCACTCACTGGGGAGCTAAGAACGAGACCAAGTATGAGCTGAATATGACGACGATGGAGGTGGTGCAAGTGAATTAATTTGTCACAAAACAAGGACTCAAGCGTTTATATAGTACAGGGGTTACAAAAAGAGAGGGACTATAAATGGCTCAAGGTATTGTACAGAAGATTGTTACCAAGGACTGGGATGGCCCGCAGGGGCAGGTGACGCTATACTCGTTTACTCTGGAGGGCAACAAGGCGTGGTTCCGCACTGGCAAGATGAACCCAGCCAAGTTCGGCATCAAGGAGGGCAAGTCAATCAAGTTCTCCAGTGACGAGAGGGGCAACGTCGATTACAAATCTGTCACTGTGCTCGCCGATGGCGAGATTCAGCGAGCTCCGGCACCAGCCAGTCGCGGCGGTAGCACGCCTGTGGCAGCCTCCCGTGACTCGTATTGGGAGGCCAAGGAAGCGCGTGACGTGGCCAAGGACGAGCGGTACCAAACCGTTGATATCCCGCGAATGACGTATTGCGGCGCTCAGGAGCTGGCTGTGAAGGTGGTGGAGCTCACCATCGCCAATGGTGGCATCACACTTCCTGCCAAGAAAAGTGCTATCCTCGACACGCTCATCTCGGTGGTGGACGAGGTTGCTCTTACGCTCGCCAAGAAACGTATGGCAGCGCCGGAGTTGCTTGGGGCAGCGCTCACCAATGATGCTGACAGCAAGGCTCCAGACGACGCTGACGCTGTGTCATACGACGACGAGGAGTAATAAATCGTGCACGTGTGGTTGGACGGAGACATTGTAGTGTTTCGCGCTGGGTTCGCAGCTGAGAAGACTGCGTACTATCTGCGATCCCCCACAGGGGAGCCACTGCGCTTTCAGTACAAGAAAGAGGCAAGCGCGTACATGTCAGAGCACAGGGTTGATCCTGCGGAACTGGAGTCGTGCCGCGAAGTTGAGCCTGTCGAGAACGCCTTGCACACAGTAAAGCTTATGTTCTACTCGTTGATGGAAACATTGCAAGTCACGAGAGACGAGATCACTGTGTGCTTGTCGGGCTCTGACAACTTCCGGTATCATGTTGCGAAGACCAAGCCGTATAAAGGTAACCGGGACGATGCTCACCGCCCAACTCACGAGCGCGCCATCAAGGACTATCTGATGGCTCGCTACAACTCTGTTGTAAGTGACGGAGAGGAGGCAGACGACTACATCGGAATACAGCACTACAAGATGTGGGTGCGCGATCCTGAATCTTCGGTCATAGCTTCGCTGGACAAAGACTTGAACATGATTCCAGGGCTGCACTACAACTTCGCCAAGAACGTTGCGTACTACGTGGACAGGGAGGAGGCAGAGAAGACGTTCTGGCGGCAACTGTTGACTGGTGACTCTACCGACAACATACAAGGGATACCAGGAATGGGTCCAGCAGGTGCCGCTAAGGTGCTCGCTAACGGTGGAGAGGAGGACTGGCCTAGGTTAGTGGCTGACGTGTACCGAAGACACTACGGAGATGCATGGCGAGACGTGATGACTGAAATGGGACGACTGATCTGGATCAGGCGTGAGCCAGACCAATGGTGGGAGGTGCCAGAAGGATGTTAACAACGTACCTAACTGTTGCTGGAGCGAACTTTTTGTTCATATTTCTTAAGGCTTATCAGCAGAGGAACGTGGCGTTCGATAACTACGGTATGGTGCTTCCCACCAGCTTCGGACTTGCTCTCACGGAGGTTTACGTGATTGCCAAGGTGGCTGCGCTCGGATTCACTCTCCCCCTGGCGTTGACGATAGGAGCGGCGGCGGGGAGTGGAGCATTGTGCGCCATGCTGTTGCACAAGAGGTATCACACAAAAACCCCGCCAGCAGAGTGCGCGGGAACAACTGAGGGAGTGCAAGATGGCGCGACACCGTAAGCGAGCCGAGGCCAAAAAGGCCGGATTCAGATCAGGGTTTGAGAAGTATCTGAGTGACCGAGCCTTGGCTGAGACTGGCGTTCTGTTGGAGTATGAACCAGAAGAGGAGAAGCTTAGATGGCAACCAAAACCGAGATGGTATACACCGGATTTCCGTATACCGGGGACGCGGATTCTTTTGGAGAGCAAGGGTCGGTTCACGAGCGACGATCGAACCAAGATTCTGTCGGTTATAGCACAAAACCCCGAGGTGGATTTGCGCATGATCCTGCAAAGAGACAACCGCCTGAGCCCGGTGTCGGAAACTACGTACTCAATGTGGTGTCGCCAACACAACATACCGTTCGCGATGGGAGCAGTTCCGAAAGAGTGGTTGACTACGCGATAGGGGACATCAACTCCAATGAGCGGGGCTCCGGCGCTAGGGCCAATGCCGGCAAGACCAGGTTTGATCTGGTGCCGTTGCACCTGTTGACTAGTGCGGCTGACGTGTTTGAGTATGGGGCTGACAAGTATGCGGAGTGGAATTGGGCCAAGGGTATGAGGTGGAGTGTGCCGTACGGATGCATACTCAGGCACCTGTCAGCGTGGTACGCTGGCTACGACAACGACCCGGAGTCTGGTAAGTCGCACCTCGGGCACGCAATGGCGAACTTGCTCATGCTGGAGCACTACGCCAAGTCGTACCGGGAGGGGGATGACCGCCCCACCCGTTGGTTTAACCCAGAGCTGCCGTTCGAAAATGAATGAGTTATTGAAGTCTGATGACCTGACCCTGGTGGTTGGGGATGTGCACATATCTGCTGGGCAGAACCTAAGCCGCGGTAAGCTGCTAGGTCACGCCATTGCCGATCTGCGCCCCAATCGTGTGGTGTTCATTGGTGACTTGCTTACCTTCGACTCACTGTCAGCGTGGGACAAGGACAAGCGTAAAAAGATGGAGGGCAGGCGATACCAGAAAGACATAGATGCCGGTAAGCGGTTCCTTGGGCTGATGATGGACAACGGAGGGAAGCACTGCGACGACTACATCCTCACTGAGGGCAACCACGAGGACAGGCTGTGGAGGTACCTGGATATACAGCCCCTGTTTGACGGGGCCGTGGATTACCGCAAGGACTTGGACATAGAGCACTGGACTCACGTTCCGTACAAGGAGCACTATGTACACAGAGGAGTATATTTTACACATGTACCAATTAATGAAGCCGGAAACCCTGTTGGAGGTGACACTGCTTGTAAGCGCGCTCTCAGCATTTATCAACATAGCGTTGTCTTTGGTCACACGCACAAACTTGCGTCAGTGGCCGTTCATAGAACTGGCTCCGCGCATCTTAACCAGGCGCTTAATGTGGGCTGCTTCTTTGAACATATTGACGATTACGCTCTTGGTAGCCTCACTTCTTACTGGCGCGGTATAGTACTGATCGACCACTACAAGACTGGGAGATTCAACTGGTCTCCGATATCACTAGGGAAGCTGCGCAAGACAGCACGAGGAGGATAGGGCTATGCATCCGAAGATGGCGAACAGGGCGGTCAAGATCCTGAAGAGTAAGCTACTGGCAGAGGGCACACCAGCGGCCACAGAGTACGTCAAGCGTCTGTGTGAGGGGGCAGACAAGTCCGTGTGGGATGTGCTGAAGGACGCCCAGAGCAAGGCGGCCAAGTGGGATGTGGGTACCGACAAGTGACGGCTAATGTACCACTGCACATTATAAGCCTCGGGGCCGGTGTCCAGTCATCGACGATGGCACTGATGGCGGCGCACGGGGAGATCACGCCGATGCCTGACCATGCGATCTTTGCCGACACTGGGGCCGAGCCGAGAGCAATCTATGAGTGGTTGGATTGGCTGGAGAAGCAACTGCCGTTCCCGGTTCATCGGGTGATGTGGAAGGATGGACTTAAACAGAATATAGTTGACAGTGTTGTTGGTGGGCGCTTCGCTGGGGCACCGTTTTTCACTGAGAGGACCGGCGGCAAGGGGAGAGGTCAACTAAAGCGGCAGTGCACTAATGAGTACAAGATCCTTCCCATAATCAAAAAAACTCGTGAAATACTAGGACTAGCAAAGTGGAAGCACGGACCAGAGTACATAGCCGTGGTCATGTGGCAGGGGATTAGCTCCGACGAGATACAACGTGCCCGCAAAGGTGTGGACAGGTGGACCGAGTACCGTTACCCGCTGATCGAAAAGCGCATGAGTAGAAACGACTGCCTGAAGTGGATGGCTGACAAAGGTTACCCAGCACCAAGCAAGAGCGCATGCATCTGGTGCCCCTATCACTCCGACAGCCAGTGGCTGGAGCAGAAGATAAACGACCCCGAGTCGTGGGCGCAGTCTGTGGAGATGGACGAGTTGATTCGTGGTGGGGTGAGGGGAACAACTCAGAGGCTGTACCTGCATCGAAGCCTCAAGCCACTGGCAGAGGTGAGGCTCGTTCCCGCCGAGCGCGCTGGAGATGGGGATCCATTCTCTGAGGAGTGCGAGGGGATGTGCGGACTATGATCGCGTATGAGCTTGATGGGAGGTCAGTGAGTGAGTATAAAGGTGTTTGACTACTACTGCGGAGCTTGCTCAGTGACGTCAGAGCTGTGGCTCAACAACGACGAAACCCCCGTGTGCCCGGAGTGTGGGTCCACGGAGGTTGTCAAGGTCTTCACAAAGGGTCCACACAATCACACACAGAGGTCTGAGTATGATCGGCTAGACACATACCACGACTACCTGACAGAGCCCATCAGGTCGGTGGTGCCAAAGAGTTACAAGGGAGGCAAGGGGTGAGGCTCGCTGGCCCTGTTGCGTATCTGGCGGTGTGGGCGTGGTTCCTGGCTAGCGTGCTTTAGCGCTTCTTTTTCTTCGCGTGATGCCGCTGTAGCGCTGGGTTGTCGTAGCTGCCGCTTTTCGTAAGCGTGCGGCTACGGCCCGTGCTGTTAGGATTGTAACTCGGAGACACAGCATCAACAATACGACCACTAATATTCCACTTCTTGTTAGCCGCTTTGCCAATCTCATATCCAACCTGTCCCGCTCCAACTACTGCGCCAATCGGACCCAGCGACCGGCCCACAGCGGCTCCGGCAGTGGATGCAAGTCCCTTCAAGTACCCGCCCAACATCTGAGGGGCGGCTTTCTTAGCGGAGATTCCACCCCACTTGACCATCGCTCCACCGGGCCGTGACGCAGTGCCGAGACCCTTGACACCACCAGCCTTCGGACCACCAGCCTTAGCCCAACCGATCTTGGACGGGCGCGCCCTGCGAGCCGCGTCAGCAGTAGCTTTCTTGGCAACGTTCTTAGCCCTCATTCCCTTAGTTGCTTCTACGGAGGGATCTGTGGACAAATGTCGCATACCGCCACGATCACCGTACATGCTGTTTCTGGGAGTGTTGAGGGCCGCGCTCCTGGTGCTGGCTCGGCTAGCAGCCCGCGCAACTGATTTAGTTTTAGCACTACTGGATGCCTTTACCTTCGGTCCAGCATTATTGTACGGGTTGTTAGGACTAGCCTTGTAGGGGTTCGGCTTAGGCTTAGGCTTGCTGGCCGTGGGTTTGTTGTAGGGGTCGTAGCCTTTGTTGGACGGAACATTTTTCTTGGCCATTGTAGTGAACTCCTAGTTGGTTGGAAGAGGGTAACCCCCTATGGTGCGCTTCCGTGGAGAGGCGTAGGGGGTGTTGTTTCGGTTAGTGCGCAGTTACTTGGGTGCCCCCTTGGGGCCGTTGATGTACATGAGAGTGCGGTCACCAAACAAGTAGAACATTGCTGACGACGCCAAATTAGCCACCAAGTTGAGCGTCTCGGGCTCAGCTCCCGGGGTGCCGATGACGATAACGTACGTGAGCAGGATGAGGCCCACCGCCAGAGGGCGCTGGATTCCACGAACGTTAGCCACCCACTGAGCCGTCCCGGCTCCAGCATCAATGGCTGCGATAGCCTCCAGTTTGCGAATCTCCAGATCCCCTAACTTCACCACCTCTTCCACAGTAGCTGGCTTGCTGCCATCGCTACCCGTGACCTTCCTGATTACCGCTGCTGCACCTTGCTGCAGTATGGGTATGAACGCTGTTAGAATGGTTACTGGATCCATAATCAATACACTCCTTCTCTCATTCGCGTGGCCAGGGTGTGCGCCCTAGCACCCACTTGCTTGGCCCACAGACTGTCCAACATGTGCACAGCGGCATCGTCCCAGTTCTGGACTTTGACAGCCGCCCACATGTTCCTGAACTTCATCAGACCGTCAACCCCGAGATTGTACGCCATCTCGATCAGCACATCTCTGCGTACAGGATCTTTCACTGCCCGGAATGCAAGGAACGTTTCAAGTTCTCGCATCTTGGCCACAGCTCCATCGATGAGCCACTTCTCGGCCTCTTCCTTGGAGACTCTCAGATCGTCAATCTTCTGACCGTATCCAATGGTTAGGTGGCCGGTGGTGTCGACGTACGCCTCGGCACGAAACCCCTCGTGATGCTTCAGTGAGTCCACTAACTCTCTGGATGGCGATGTCATTCAACCTCCCCCCTAGTTTCCTTCTGGCGCTTCTCAAGAGCCGTGTCTTGCTCGTCCTTGGTCTTGGACTTGGCTCCCTTAGTGTCTCCCACAACACCGAGTGCAAGCTGACGCGGCCAGCCCTCGGCTTCAGCAGCCGCCTCAAGCGCCGAGACTGGATCTGCGTACAGACCCAAGTTCACTTGAGCCTGCAGGGCGTTGGTGAACCTATGTCCTTTCTCCAAGGTGAAGTTCCTGGCGTAGCGAGTAGCGGCTTCGCGCTGATCAGGCGGAAGTGCCTTGAGCGCACCAGCCTGGACCACAAACGAGACCTCTCCAGTACTCTGGTCAACGTTGAGCTGGAAGATCTCTCCGTCATAGCTGGATGTTTCCAGAGTCTCTTTGGGAAGCGGCGGAGAAACTCCCCCAGAGAGTCCTGCCAAGAACCCACCCTTCGTCACATCAGCACTAGCGGCTCCGCTGCGAGCACTCTGGCTGTACCCAGCAAACGCGTTGTTTGCGAACTGAGCCAAGTACGCAATCTCGTACTGCAGCACGGAGCTCATGGAGTCCTGGGCAGATGCCCTCGTGTTCTTATCAAGACCGTTAAACAGTTCCGCAAACTCTGGGGACGCCATTGCGCGGACGCCGGCGGCCATCAGTGAGTCTTCCGGTGCGTACGTCTTACCTCTGCGGAAGGCCATCCTGGACTTTTCACCAACATAGTCCATAGTGGACAAGACCTGAGACAGAAGCCCGTTGTTCACGCTAGACGTGATGGTCGGATCTGCGTCCTCTCTGGTGGCGCTGGAGCGGATAGCCTCGTCCACTATCTCAAGGTGTGTGGCAGCGAGTTTCTCACGAGTCGGCTGATCCTTGACATCCGGGAGCGCTTCGGCTACCCTGAGAGAGTTGTTGGCTCCCCACGGAGTGGCGTTTCCATTCTTGTCAATAAGAGCTGGCATGTCGTCGCTACCAGCAACCATGGAGGTGGAGGCTTTGTTCTGGAAGATGTCAATAACCTCGTCGGTGACGGCGTGCGATATGTCACGGTGTGCGTTTCCTGCGCGCAGACTTGAGCCCTTTATTGAGGTCAGAGCTCCCAACAGGGCCTGGTTGACTGGATTCAGCTGATTCTCCACAATCTGAATCTGCGCATCCCTGAGCATCTTCATCTTGTCTACGGTCTGCTTAGTCCCTATAGTGGAGTACACCTGCTCCATGTAAGCGTCCGACGCAGCGAACTGCTGCTGCCACATGGCTGGTGTGATGTACTGCCCTCCCGGAGTGTTGGCTCCCATGCGGTTCATGGTGTCCTGCTTCCACCTAGCGTATCTGGCACGCAGAGCTGTGTTGTACCTGTCCTGGTCTCCGGTAGACAGTGCCTCTCCTAACTTTGTGGGATCGCTTACTCCATACACTGCCCCAGCAACCTCGTAGACAAGACCATCCAATTCTCCTACCATGGCAGCCCCGTGGGTGGCAAAGAGGGAGTTAAGTCTCTGCTGGACTACATGCTCGTCCACCTTGACGCTGTTCTGCCAAATGGAGAAACTCTCTGAGTTCGTGACGTACGCTCTGTGCTCCTCTGCGCGCTTGATGTACTGCTCGGTCCATGCTCCGAGTTGCGGTATAGTGGCGTTGGGCGGCAGTGGTTCAAGTCCCAGTTTGCGGGCGTTCTTCTCAACCTGCGACCGATACTCGGCCTGTGCGGATCGAGTTGCCTCCAACTCAGCTTGCCGCTGGCGCGCCCCATCGTTCAGGTAATCCGTCATCTCCTGAGTAGTGAGCGAGGACGTCCCACCAAGCCCGGATGACGACGCTACCTTCAGGAACTCTGGTATCAGGCGTGGGTACTTTGCTGCGTACTCGCGGAAGATCTTCTCTTTGCGCACACCCAAACGGTTGTTGTCAATGATGCCCTGCTCAGCGGCTGAATCCGCAGCAGTCATAGCGGCTAGCATTTGCTGTGCCTGCGGAATGGCGGTCGCGGCCTGAATCGCGTCGTGGTTCGATAGAATGTCAGTTTCCTTATCGCGCTCTTTGATGAGGTTGTACTGCTCCTCCATGAACGCCGCCTCTTCGGCGTCGGTGGCATTCTTGAACTCATCCACAACCTTATCCGTCCGCCACTGACCTACAGCTCCGCCAAAGTCGGTCAGCGCAGCTCCGAGCCTCTCACCCTCAACGTGGGCTCCTTCTGCGCTACCAACTGGGCCGCCGATTGGGGAGATGATGGGATTCTCTATTGGCATATATACTGTACCTGTGCTTACTCTACGTTGGGTTTGAATGCGTCTACGTCAGTGTCGATGTTCTGCTGCATTAGGGCAGTCTGCTCCTCAGCGTCGCGGAGGGTGTCCTCAAAGAACTTTATGACCTCAAGCTGCTCCTCGTTAGACAGCCCTGGATGATTCTTGATCTTGGTTATCATCCACTCCTGCACTGTGCCACCAGCTTTCACTGCTTTGTGGATGGAGTCCGAGAGACTGTCCTTCTGCTCACGCTCAGCGTCTACGATGGCCAGAAACTCATTCTGAATTAGCCCCTTCTCGCGCTCATCTCGTGTGCCAAGAATGAGCTCTTTGAGCAGCTCCGACTGAGCCAGATAGTAGTCGTGGGAGAACACACCATCGCCGTACCGGTTAACCATCGTACGCACGTCGTTGTAGTACTTTCTGGCATCGGACTGGGAGTCCTTGATGTTGTCGTAATCCAGGCCGGAGTCGCCCTTGATGGCCTTGGTGAGGTCATACTGGATCCTGAACTCCTCTGGACTTACACCAAGGGAGCCTCGCAGAACCAACTCGGTTGTGCGTGCCTTGATAGAGGATACCTCGCCGTTAGCTGCCTGCCAGTACCCGAGCTTGCGAGCAACGATTGCTTGCTGCGCCTGCGAGTACCCAGACAGTGCACCAGCGGCAATTGCGTCGAGGATGTTATTAACCTTGTTCTCGTCCCAGCTCATGCCCTCTGGGGCGTTAAGCAGGCGATTTGCCATACTGAAAGCCTCAAACACCTTGCTAGCGCCATACCCGGAGACACCAACAAATGTCTGCAGAGGGGCGGTCTCAAACGCCATATCAATGGCGTTCTTCACCAACCTGGATACACCAGAGGTGGGGCTCAGGAACAGTGACCAGTCAAGGTTGATTCCCTCATCACGAAACACGGCCTGCAAAGACTGGTCCAGTGTCCAGTCAACAAGTCCTCCAGATATGATATCCACTAAGGTTGGATCTTCGACTCCAATCTCGGACAAGCCCTTCTCAACCTCTGTTCCGAGGCCGAGCATGTCCCCACCAAAGAGTATGAACTGCCCAAGTGTTAGTTGTAGAGCTTGTTTTTTGGTGAACGCTTTGTTCATTCCAACCATGGTCAGGAACGTCTTGTGCTGGAACTGGAGGAACTGCAAAGGGAGAGCCAGGATGCCCTGCTGGTATCTAGAGGCATTTGGGCGGATCATGGCTGACGAATAGTCAAGCGCTGTGGTGGTCACTTCGCTCCACTGAGATGGTGTTAAATCCTGCAGACCCTTTACCTTGTACTTCCTCATCACTGCGCGAAGAGCGGGAAGGTAGGACGCGGCCAGGTTGACCTGTTCTCCAAGGTCGAACCCGTACTCCTCTGCCCGTCGGCGAGCCCACCTAGCTGAGGCGATGCCCCACGCCTTATCAGCAACGGCTCCAACCTTAGTCATCGGAACGTTAGCTGCCTCAGAGGGGATGTCTCCAAGCGCTGCCCTAATGTTAACGTTGTTCATCAGACCGGATGACGTGAAGCGCTCAACCAGCAAGTCGTACTCCGCGCGGGTAAGGCGCATCGCCAGTGCATGAGCGTTGGCCGCACTATCACTGAACTTACGCAGACCAGCAAAGCTCTTGGTGCGCATACGAGCTCCTAGCAGGAGCATGGACGTATCTAGTTGCCACCTACCAATGTACGCTGGGTCCAGAGAAAGTAGAAACATGTGTTGCTGAGCGTTGAGCACAAACTGCTTGATTGGGTTTGCTACGATGAACCTGAAGAACGTCAGCTCCCTGGCAAGCTGCGACGGAGAGAACCTCCACAGCTCGCGGGCAGCGTCGGTACCAAGGGATTTGCCTAGAATACCAGTGTCGTACAGGAACTCACCAAGGCTAATCAGTTTGCTGCGCAGCACGTTGGATGACATGTCCATGGCTCCGCGCATCATCTGGATGTAGCGAAATGACTCAAGGGCGTCGCGTGCCACCTTTCCCAGCTTGCCTGGCTCGTTAGCAAGGCGGGTCAGTTTAGAGAGTGCCTCGTCGACTGACATGAGGCTGGTATTGATGTCTGCAACCTCGCGCAAGCCGACCTTCTTGGCCTCTGCGCGCAGCACTGAGCCGTACGTCTTCTGCCACAGGTCAACCATATGGGTGTTGAAGTCTTCCAACGAGACTTGCCTAGCCACCATACGAGCGGAGCGGGCGATGGTATTGATCGGCGCTATCACATCAGCAGGCTTTCCGCTGGCGTGCAGCAACCTGTCCACGTTCCTCTCGTCGTAGAACAGCCGACCCTCCATTCTCATCAACTCAGCGTTGGCGGCTGTTTGATCAAGGGAGGACAGTCGCACATCCTGCCCTATGCTGTAGGTCCACTTCTTGCTTGCGTTGAGCTCAGTCAAGTGTTGGATGAGCTCCTCGGCCTCTTTGCGGGACGACGCTGTATGGATAGCTTTAGAGTGCTTACCAAGCTTGCCATCAACCATTACCTCTGGCATGGTCTGGGTAATGATGTACGGGTCAGCGTACATGCGCGGATAGTAGCCGGGTATGTACTTCAGTGGGGTGCGGCTCAGCTCACCGTACTCCCACCCTTTGGAGGTCTTGGGGTTGAATACGGCGTGGTGCGTAACCTCATCAGTTCCTCGCAGAGCTGGGGCTATGTCCATTTTTATGACCCGTCCACCATCCTTGTACAGAGCTTCGATAGACGTTCTGTTGAGGTCTACGATCTGATTAGTGGCTGGGTCGTAGGCGCGGGTCACGTCCTTAGCCTTTGCGGCAGACTTGTACGGGATACCGTGGTATGCAATCTTACCATCCCTGGAGCGGATAGTCTTACCGCCACGGGCGTCAAGGTGGCGGAACACGCGCCCGTTCTCAAGCGCGTATAAAGTGTCGTGGTACACCCGAATGTTGTACAGGCCCGTTACTTCCTTGTCTGTGAGAGAGTAGCCGAACTGCTCCTGAACCTCCTTGATAGTGGGGTTGCGGCCCATGCGGATCCCAAAGTCTGCAGACCACTCAAGGGCGTCATTGACCCGCCACTTAGATCTGATTGATAGTTTAGTGTACGGAGTGATTATAGCGTCCAGGTTGGCTGTCAAGCCACTCTGAGCACTGAATCTGCGAAGGTACTGCTTATAGGCGGCACGGTCAAACCACCCAGACGGATTGGACACGAAGCCTCGCGCGCGCCCCAGCCACCCCTTGGACATTTCCAAGGCGTTGCCTCCGGCTGACAGGATGTGGTCCATCTCTGAGTACACGTACTGGTCTGTTACGGATACGTAGAAGTTGCCCTTCGCCTTTAGCGCCCTGGGCCCCTCCTCTGCCAACTCCTGGAGTGTCATCATGGGCACAATGTCGTCGCCACTGGTGGTCCAGATGGTGGCTGATTTTCCTGCTGCGCGCTCAAGCGCTCGCTCGGCAGCGCGCTTAGCTGCACCAAGTGTGGCGAAGCCCTTGTCCGCACGCTGACCCAACATGAAGCTAAGTTGATACCCAGTGCCATCAGTGTATGGGGTTATCATAGTCTTGCCGGGCAAGACCTTCCCATTGTTGAGTGCATTAATCTGATCCACCGTCTGCTCAATGGCCGCCACCTTGGAGTTGACGGGCACGAGCTCGCTGTCGAGCTCATCCACCTTGTTCAGGATGACCTTCTGCAGAGCGGCCATACGCTCAGCCTCTTCCATGGCACCGGCTACATCAGGGATGTTATTAATCTGCTCGCTAGGCAAGGTCGGAAGCTGAGTTCTTGCAATGGTGACCTGACTAACGTCATACTTTGCTCGCACCTCGTCGGGGCGCGCACGGAGAGCTGCGACAACCTCATCCATCGCTGACGTCGGGTTTACTTTAGCTGCCACCTTGAGCGCTGGTGCTTTGACGAGCTTCCAAAACGCACCAGTCAGCATCTTGGTTCCTGGAACTCCAGTAGCGTCTATGAACGGCATCAAGTCAGACATAGCATCGCCCCACGGGCCTCTGGTCCCAGTGCTGGCGAGGAACTCTGGAGACAACAACTCATCGTACGCTGCGAACACGCCGTAGTCGGAGAAGAATGCCGGGTTCTCCAGCACAGCCTTCTGGAACCGCTGGTAGATGACGCGCTGCTGAGCTGGTGGGGACTTGATGATCTGCTGCTGCACGGCCTCGATCACTTCCCCGAACACAAGCTGCCTGCCACCTTCCAGACCGAGCTCAAGTTCCTTGTTGATGGCCGCCGCTTGCGGGATCAACTGCCACCCAGTGAATATGCCCTGCACGAAGTCCTTTATCCATACTGGTTTGTCCACCTGATCAGGGAACATCTCGTGCAGTAGCTTGCGGGCGTTGCTTCCGTGGGAGATGGCGTATCTGACATGATCGGCGGTCATCAGCGGGCTGGAGAGTGCCAGATCTGCATCCCCATCGTCGGCATACGGGGAGCCGGGCTCTGCTTGCAGTTGCTGCACGCGGTCCGTAGCGACCGGATTCTTGTTCATCATGATGCGGTCGGCTTCGTGCTTGTCGAGAATCTCTTTGATGCGAGAGTCGACTTTGCGCGAGCTAAACTGCGACAGGTCGATCTTGTTCTCTGCAACAGAGCGCTGTATGGCAGCAGCGGCTGCCCTAGCCTGATTCACGTCAGTGACATTGGCTGTGAGAGCGCTGAGCCGATTGTATTCCTCGATCTTGCCAAAACGAGCATACTGATCCCTGAGCAGCGGGATCTCCCTCTCGTCAACTTTAAGTGCCTTGGCTGCTACTATTGCCATAGTGGTGGCAGCGGGCTCGTTGATTATCGGAGGAGGCGGAGTTACCTCTGGACGCGGAACAAACGCCTTCGTAGGATCAGTGGGCTTGTCTGATTCACGCCAAGGAATTACAATCTCTAACATATTACTGAGTTATTTCCCACTGAACGGAGTGATGGTGTACGGAGAGGTAGGTATGCCAGCGGTACCAGGATTAGACACCCCCATAGAACGAGCCTGCGTCAGGTACTGCTCAGTAGTCGGCAACTTGCCTCCGCCTAACGGAGCCATAGCCCCAGCCACCCCTTGAAAAGCGCCCATGATTCCAGCTTGGATGCCAGACAACTTGTCGGCCTCTTCCTTGAGTTTCTCGATCTTCTCGTTCCTGTTGAACAACTCTGTGTTGACCTTGAGGTTTGAGATGGCCTGATTCTGTAACGAGGACAGAACTCCTAGAGTTGTAGAGGTCTTCTGGGTACCAGCCCCAGACGCCTCCCCACCTACGGCAGCCATTGCTGACGCGACAGTGTACTCCACCACCATGTTCTTACGCAGAATGAGATTCTGGATGGCTCTGGACTGCTTGGCCAGCTTTCTGGCCTTGCGCTTTTTCTTGGAAGATCCAAATCCAAACGCTCCGGCAATGGCCCCAATTCCGGCTCCGATCGCTGTGCCGATGCCAGGCATGATGGCTGTGCCAATGGCTGCGCCCTCTGCAATGGAGGTGCCTGCGCTAACTGCCCCTTCTGTTCCAGCACTAGACATTAGACACCTCTACCAATCTTGTAGTGAATTGAGTACCCCAGCAAGTGCATGTCCTTGCCAGCCTCCCCATAGAACTTCAGGTGCAAACTCTTACCTCTGCCCCGTAACTTGAGGCGACTGATGATTACAGGTTGGCCATCTTCCGTAGGGTCACCGAGGAACAGGTTAGGCTTTCTGTAGCACTGCTGCGGCGTGGACGCCCTGCCTGTGGCGTTGGTGTCCGTGAAGTCCCATCTAGGCTCAAGTAGAATGCTAGACGTGTTGACAGGGGCTCCTGTACCGTCCACACCTGTCTCTGTGCGCTTGCTGTACACATGGATAGTGGTGGCTTGACGTTTGTGCCCAAAGTCGCTCGGGACGTCCTCTCCACCAACTCCGTCGTAGGCCGTTATTATGTACGGCAGCACTTCCCCACCGACCCCAAACCCATCCATAAAAGTTGTATGGTCAAGGTCATGGACCTTGACCCCATAACCGGAGATGTCAGCAAACGCTGTTATGAACTTGACTTTTTTGTTGTTGTTAGCGCCGTCCCCGGACTTTGTGACCAGGAGGCACCGGATAGTCTCAAACGACTCGGGGGCCATCATCGGGAAGCGAAGCCGATACCAAGCCTTACTGCGAAGGGTGTACACAAGTGCTGAGTCATAGTGAAGTACACTGGAGGCTGGACGAGAGTCGTCTGTATACGCCAAGTACAAGTTCTGTAGTGCGTAATCGTACACAAGTTGTGCGTACCGCTGATAGATGTCAGGTATGGCGTTCCACAACGTCTTGATGTTGTCGTCCACAATCGGCACTGCCGACATGCGACCAGATTGCCCGTCCGGGGTGAGTGCGTACACCCCCCTCGGAGACGTGTACACAAGCCCAAACTCGGTGCTGGCTATGCCAGCGGCACTCCAAGCCCCAGCGTCAGTAATCTGGCGCACAGAGAAGTTGTTTGCGCTGAATGGGGCACCGCCGCCAGAGACTTCGTATACCCCACTGTCAGCAAAGATCACGATAGCGTTCTGCACAGCCACCATGTCTTTCACACCAGACAGGCCTGGAATCTGCACGGTGCCACCGTCTGTGGGAACTACCATGGCTCTGAACTCGTCGGTCGGATCTCCGGCCTGGTAGCACCTGCCGTACTTCTCGTAGTCTGTGGCGCTGTTCATGACCAGTTGGGAGAACATGACGGTATCTGCGAATTGCGTGCCACCGAAACCGCCATACCATATACGCCCAGCAAACATCTCAACTGCCGTAGGTCTGGTGTCAGTCACTACACCAGTCAGGGTGTTGGTCACTGGGTCCGACCCCATGGTAGTAGGTCCGGTCCACGTTATCCATTCTGGCTTCGGCGGCACCACCTCGTAGAGCAAGTCATATATTCGGTTGTAAGTGTTGTCAGTGTCACGAATGAGCACAGTGATGGAGGTGGTAGACAGTACAGAGGACACCTCGTGCACACCAGTGAGGGCAAAAGATCCGGCGTGCGTGCCACCCTTGTACGTGTAGGAGATTGTACCTCCGGTAACCTCTACCGGGTCGTTGATGGACAGCCCGTGAGCGCTGGGAACAGTGAGCGTCACGCGGATGTACTTAACTCCACCAACAAGCGCGTTCACAGCAGTCACAGCAGTAACGTTCTGGGCTCCGACACCGCTCCCCACCTGAGCGTAGCTTGTGTCGAATGGGTTCAGCAACAGGTGCCCCTGCGGAGCGTCCGAAGAGCCAAACACCTCGGCTTCTAGCTTGGCGGACGAGTAAGACTTGGACCAGTCAGCTGGGTTGTACACACTGCTAGAGATGTTTGTACTTGCCTCTGCCTTTTTACTGTACCCCTTCCAGTAGATCATGTTCTTGGCAGGATATGCGCCAGTGTCTGCGAAGAACTTCAGGTACCCATACCCGCTAGGTGAGTTGGTTCCCTGACTCCACCCACGGTTAACCAGGTTGTACTCGTGCTCTGCGGTGAGGGTTGTTGGCTTGATGTTGATTGGTACCTCGTCAGGAACCCCGGCAAGGTCTCGTACCCTCACTTCTATTGGGGTCACTGAAACACTATCGTTCACAGGGTCGTACGTGATGTACATCGGATGCACATACTTCGCCGACGCAAACAAGATGCCCTGATGGGACGTAAAAGTTACAGGGTTCTCGATTACGTCAACGACGTCCCCAGTAGTCGCAAAGTCATAGAGTGAAATGGTAAACGACTTCTTGTTTGCACTCAGAGTCTCTGAATCCTTGTAGAAGTGAATCGTGCCACCGACTTTCACGACCTGAAACGTGAGCGAAGTGTCACCGCCAACATTGTCCCATTGATAGGAATTGGAGCGAGCAAATGTAGTCACATCGTCAAGGTACGCCTCCTCTGGGTAGTAGTAAGGGACGCCGCCAGTCTCCTGCTGGCACCCCTTGCGCCTACGTCGAGTTCCGTCACGCAAGATCTCCATATTGCACTCGTCAATGGACGAGCCCGCTGGCGCGTTGAGCGGGGAAGTCTCAGTGTTCAGGCCGCCGTTTAGAAGGAAAAACGGCTTCTCAAACGAAACTTGGCCAGTTGTTCTACGCTTGGGCAATGATGTCTACTTCTTTATGGGGGGTTTTGTTGGTGGCTCTGCCACGGGAGTTCCTAGCTGTCTGTGCGTCAGACATCTCCCAAACTTCCCGAAGGTACGCGTCGAGCACAAACAGAGCGCGATCTTTGTGGGTCCATCGACCAGTCAGTTGGGGCCAGTCTGCAGGATACGAACGGGGCACAGACATACCACCGTCGTCATCTACAAGGGCAATCATGTACATGGCGTGGCCTCCGGGAGCGACACCTACATCCCACCTCTTGCCTGTAGGATCAATGCGCTCAACAAGGCCAATCTCACTAGTCAGCAGAGTATCACTGGTCATATACTATCTCCGTTTCCGCCCGTAATCAGGCAATGCTGTGGCCCGGCTCTGGGCGTCTATGTGCTTGGTTCGCTGAGCTCGCACGCGCATGCGCTGTGCACTCTGCTCGATCTTTGGGGTAACACCATCTTTCCACAAGTCCTGAGCCATCGCAATGGACTCGGTGCGCAGAAGCGTGATATAGCGGGGCGAGAGAGCTATCGGAGTGGTGTCGTCAACAGTGAGGCTCGGCTTACCTTCTCCGTAACAGTTAGTCTTGGAGCCCTGCAGAACAGCGTCGTAATCCTTGTTGTACGAGTCGAACACAACAGAGACGTCATCGAACGTTGTCCAAATCTCAGGGGCTCGGTCAAAGTACGCAAAGAACTTGATCCCGTTGGAGATCGTAATCTCCTCTGTCACAATCAGATCAGGGTTATCTTCTAGGGAGCGCCCCTCCACGTGACCCATGAACGCGTCCGGGGGGCAGTACAAAATCGTGTTGTAGTCAGTAGGATCTTCTGGACCGGAGATGTCGTACTTGATCCACTGAATGGAGTGAAACCCGGTCGGAATTGTCATGATCACCGGGGTGCTGGTGGGAACAAGCTGAAACAGGGTGGATACTGACTTGAGGCTGTGCTCATCCACGATGTTATCGTACACGTTGGACACGAGCCTGGCCGCTGACATAGCCTCTGTGGTGTCCCCAATGCTGTTGACTTCATCTGAGTCTATTGCGGACAGCATGTCCTGTACAATGTCTAGAACCGTTGTGCTCATGGTGTTACCTTGTGTTCGATTAATGACACCCGCCAGAGGTCTCTTTGCACGTCTCAGTGTACACTGGGGCGCTTATATACCGCTCTGCGGGATCTCCGTATATCCAAGTCACTAGCTCAAAGCAAGCACAAGTTCCGAACGGAACATCAAACTGAGCACTCTGAGCCTCTCCAGGTAGGTTGATGCGCGCCTTCCCTGCAACCACTGGACCCACAGGGGGGCAGCCTAGATCGTACTGATTGACGGCAGTCCAGACCTTGCCGTAAGGTAGAGGATCTCCGTCTGTGTATTGTGTTGCGGCCTCCCAAGTGACAACCGTTGTCTGAGCCACCGCCTCTCGTGGCAGCATAAACAGTGCCGCTGCGCTCAGCATAACTAGCGCCAGCAATAGCGTTTTGTGCCTTGACACCTTAGTTGTTCCTCTGAAGAGCTTCCATGACCTTCAGTATCTGGCCACTCAGGAAGTTGTGCTGAGTGGTGATTTGCTCACCTAATGCTCCCGTTCTGTCATCAATGCGGGCGTTAAGCTTCTCAATCGCGACAGCGAGGCTGTCTTTGATCTTGTCGTGTGCCTCTGTGTCTGCTTGGATGTGAGCCGTGATGGCGTCCGCGTTGGCCTTGAGCCGCTGCTCGTGGTCGTCCCAGATGCGCTTGCTTAAAGCACTCACGGCAAGCGCCAACAGACTGATGAGCCCGAGTAGTCCAGTGACCACCCACTCAACGATCTGCTTAAAAACAGGGTAATCATCCATTGTGCCTCACCAAATTATATTAAGTTGATCTCTTGAGTGTGAACTACAGTGGACTTGCCGGTGACTACCAACAAGTACGCAGTTCCAGTGGGCACAGCCCCAGCATTGATAGTTAAATCTATTGACGTGTCGCTCCACGCTGTGTACGACTGCGGTTCTCGGTAAGTAGCTGAGCTATTGGCTAGACTGTCAGTGTCCGACAGCACTACCCGAGTTGTACCTGAATCCAAGAACATGTCAGTCATGTAGACGAAGTTGTCAGGAGCGAAGTCTCGGACATACCCACCGAACAAGAACTTACCGAGGCCGTCGCCTGGCAGTGATGGTCTTGCGGCTGTAACAGTTCCGTCGAGGCTCAGGCGGGACTTGCGCCCGCCAACAGAGGTAACCTCCCACAAAGTAGTATACCCCCCAGTAACGTCTGCGGTCCACACGACCTCCAATCTGATCCACCCATTTACTGGGTTTGTGGAGGCTAGCGCAGTGGACGGCGAGGTATACAAACCAGACCCAAACTGCCAGTTTCCAGCAGCTACAGGTACAGCACCCTCGTTGGAACCATACACCGAATCGTAACTCAGGAAGTAGTGGTCCCCGTCGTACTGTGGGCTGTTCCCTATGTCACAAGCCTTATACTGACGGTCGACGGCTGACGAGGTACCAGACGTCCAGGTTGGATCAAATCTAAAGTACCAGGAGGCGTAGCAGGAGCACGGGAGGCTGGCGTACGGATAAGTGTGTGTTAGGAACGAACTGTACGGGCCTATGTTTTCGTGCGGATTAGTTCTGCCCATCACGTAGTAGTGGCTGTAGCGCGAACTAGGGAGTGCCACTGTACCTCGACTCAACTCTGACGCAAATCCAGCTGGGGTTTTTATTGCAGGTGGGTAGTACGAGTCTTCCTCAAACCACGTGGGCGCTGATGTGGAGTTGCCCTTGAAGTGCATGACCGGAGTTTGTTGAGATCTAGACCCGAATCCACCACCAGCCTTGCTTAAGGTGTAGCTGGAACCATGAGTAAGCGTAGGTATGCCGCCTCCAAGTGGGGGATACGAGGTATCGTGAGTGGCCAGCACGGGGTTGTCTGTTGAGCCTGTGGGCCACGAGTATGAGGTCAAAACCTCATTGGTGGTGGAGGTGTAGTGCGTGCCTAGGATTACATTGGCCATAATGCTAAGCCGCTATGACTCCCCAAGGTTTCCATGTCCCACCGACACAGTATACCCATCCGATGTGCCCCCCAACCTCTGGGGCTGAGTGGTACACGATAGTGCCGACTGAGGGAGTGGTGACTGGGATTGTGGCAGAGAACGTTGGATACAACTCAGACGTCATTGTGTTTATGGAGTTGAGTGCTGAGTCCAACGCCAGTTGGGTGTCACGCAAGGACGAACCAGGAGTGTCTCCATACGGCGATCCTGCAGTTACTGCGCTTGCTCCTGAGTCTAGTACTATTCTGGCCACTAATTATTACTCCGAAAAATGGTACGCTTTACACGAAAAGTACTGGGGGCAGACTCTTGATTCCAGCCCCCCAAAGCACTCTCATCTCTGTGCAGGCGCGCTCAACTGATGCCATGGTTTGATCGTCCATGAGCTCTAGCATCAACCACCCCTGAACTACCGAGTCATCGACTGAGTTTGGAATCTCTCCAAACTGCACACCAGACATCTCTGTTATTACTACCCCAGCGTCTGCCCATGGCGTCTGCCACTGCCAGCCAGCACCTGAGTTGTATCCGAACGTGAACGCGTTAGCTGAGTTATCGTACCAAAGCGCCAATGACACAGTAGAACCTGCAGTAAATGCCCCAGCATCTACAATGTTCACACTCTTGCCGGGGTACCAGTCGTCTCCGGCCGACCACGAAGCGTGGGCATGGAATGTGTTTGTCGACCCCTCTCCAACAAACTGGAACGAGGCGCTGAAATTTCCTAAAACATCGAACAAAAACTGGGGAAACGCCTGAGATGACGTCAAACGTGTGAACTGAGCAAACATGAGAAAGTCGTGTGCTTCGACCCCTGCCGCTCTGTACACACACGTGTACATCCAGTTCAGCTTGTCGGGGTCGCTGTTTTCTGTCAGCGGGCCGAAGAATTGCCTAACGTGTCCTCCACGCTCTAGTTCTGAGGGGAAGGCACGTGGAACGGCCCCAAACTGTTGCGGGCGAGCATAAAACTCCAGTGGGACATTGCTGTAGGAGTCGGACACTTCAACCGCTTCACCATAGGACGTGGCCTCTGTGGTGGGGGAGACCACAGCCCTGTGCGTAGACTGAACTCCTCTGGTCCCAGAGGTGCCAGCATCAAACGGCCAGTACCACAGTACGGCTCCATTAATAGCACATGTTTGATAATCTCGGTGATTGAGTGAGCGCACGATATCAAGCCCGGCTGCGTACCCGGCAGGAGCTGCAATATTGAAGCTGGCAGTGGCACCTGGAGCTGCGTCTGCGTAGAACGCAAAGAGCACAGACGTGCCAGTCGTTCCGTTATTCAGAACCAACTCATTGATGATGTCTGTAACATCAATGGGGTAAGTAGTGGACGCCACCAACGCCTGTGTAGCGTAGGATGAAGTCCAACCAGGGGTCGTGTACGCACCTAGAGCTGAGGTGTCGCCGTTGGAGGGGAGAACTGGGGAAATGCCGTTGACTGCGTGAATGCGAAATGTGGGACTACCAGACACTGTAGCAGTCGTTCGTATCCGCAATGTAGCACTGGCCACTAGTTGAGTTATTGGGGTTGTTATTTCTATCCAAAGCCCACCAATGCAGTCGGCCCCACCAGCTTGCTGTCCCCAACCAACATTGGTATTTGAGAACGCCTCCGACTCAAACACGACAGTGTCGGTAGGAAAGTCTCCGTACGTCCCGTGATCTGCAGTGAGGGCTACTGTACTGCGGCTAAACGAACTTCCGGCAATGGTTGGGGCTTCGGTCTTAGTAGGAAATGTTTCAGGATCGCTGATAGCTGAATCAAGCGCCCACGGCGTCCCCAACCCACCATCGTCAAATGTGAGCCCATAGTGAGCTGGACTTTGCCCAACGTACTCAAAGCCCAGCACGTCGGTGACGTACAGCTTCCACACGTCGTCAATACTACCGTTAGTGTTACCGGTAGCTTCGTTAATAGCAGCGTAGAATCCGTCTACGCTAACGGGCTGGCCTGAGTCTAAGCACAGATTTATGATATCTGGGTCGTTAAAGTTGGGAGGGTATGTGCTCATCAGCGCCTCTTGGCAAGTTACTGGAAGAGAGAGTAAAGGGGCGCACTTACGTACGCCCCTCATTTAGGCACGGATTACGCAGCGTCGACGTACTCGACAATAACCTGCAGCGCACCGGCCGTGTACGCAGCAGTAGCGTACGCAGCAGCGACAACGACAGGAGACGAGCCAACAGTAAGTTTGCCAACAAGAGCTGCGTTAGCTGCTTTACCTAGAACAATAGTCTCACCAGCTGCGCTGAAGTCAGCCAGCGCCGAGTCGGTAGCAGCAGCAAGGCCATCCTCATCCACCGCCACGAGCGCGCCCGTAGTAGCGTTGATGGTGTACACACCGAGCAGAAGATCCGCTGCACCACCACTAGTGGCAGCCGTCTTGGTGATAATGGTCACCGACTGCACAGAGGCGTTGGCTGGGATCAGCGCTGCGTTAGACACTGAACCAGCAGTGATGGTACCCACAGCCGTGTTGAGAGGAAGGGTAGTAAGATCCTCCAACTCAAGAATAAGCTGCTTGACAACGCCGGCAGTGTTGACCACACCAGGAAGCGCGTCATCTACTGTTCGACGACCAAAACCAACGGCAAGGCCACCGTTAACCCAATAATTAGCTTTAGGCATATTTAGTTCCCCCTATTAAACAACAGCTGTGCTGGAAAGCACGACGACGAGGTTTTCAGGGCGATATACCTTCAGACCATATCGAGCCGTGGTAAGATACTCTTCGCGCTGGAAGTCCTTGTTGTACTCACCGTCAACCTTCGGCATCTGACGCCACGCACCGATGAACGGCAACAGGCGAGCATCTGCAGCAGACATGAAGATGTTACACACACCGTTAGTGATCTGCGTACCGTCGATGGTCTCAGTACCAGCACCGGCTGCACCAGCACCGAAGAGGTAGTTAGAACAATATACGTCAAAGCCGTAGATGTTCTTCACGAAGCGGGCACCTGAGCCGATGCCAGATTCGATGATACCTTCCCACTTGGCGTTGTTGCTCACATCGGCGAGGTTGGTAAGAGTGTTCATCGTGTACTCAGCAGACGGATCGACAATCGCAATCAGGCGATAGCCCGGAACGTTTGCCTTCTTCAGCCCGTAGAGCGCCTTTGCGAAGTCCTTGACCGAGAGTGCACGATTGTCGCCGCTAACTGCGGTACCTGTTGCTACCCAACGGTGCTCCGCACCATTAATCGCGTTGTCTACGGAGACAGTCTGCCCACCGCTCGCACCAGCACCGGCAAGGCGGAAGATGTCAGACTCCACGCGCTCAGCGAGAGCACGAGACTGCTTCGGAATGAAGCTGGCCTCCAGCTCGGCTGCGTACGAGAGGTCCTGACGCGCCTTTTCAGTGATGTAAGTGCCGCTCTGCAGGTACTCGGTAATGGTGAACTGAAAATTACCAGTATCAAGCGAGTCGTACTTAGCCGCGGTATCCTCAACGTAGTTGCGGACCGTGCCTTCGCCGATAGACGGAATATTAAGCGTATCGCCGTTAGCAAACGGAATCCACCGTACATGACCCTGGCCCTGCAGCTCGTCGAGCATAATCTCTTTGAGCTCTTCAGACCAGACTTGAGTTCGTGTAAGATAGTCGATACCAGAAGTAATAGATGACATATTTGTTTAACCTCTCAGGAAGTTTTATCTAAGAATCCCTTCCCGTGCTTCTTGAGGTCGGCCTGATACTGAGCCTGGAGAGCCATATCGTTATAGAACGCATCTATGCCCATCTCCCTGCGCTTTTGAGTGTACCAAGACAGCTTCCTCTCTCCGCTGTTATTGGTGCCATTCATAAGTGCTGCGCTGTTCACAGTAGACCGAGTACTAGAAGCCGGGGGTCCACTTTGCGTCTTGGTTCCGGGAGACAACAGCTCCAACAGGGCGGCAGGTGAGCGTTCGGACATATCGCGGACTTGCTCGGCTGAAAGTCCGAGTTCGGAAGTTCTGTTAGCAAGCAGCGTCTTGGCAGCTTCGGCGTTACCGCCAGCAATCTCAAGCAGCTTCCTGTTAACCGTCATACGATTTTCCTTAGCCTGTTCTGCAGCCTTCTCGGCAGCGTTTGTTGCCCGCACAAGACGGGAAATGTCCTCTAATGATACAGTCTTGGGTTGTGGTGAGCCCTGAGATTCGTCTTCATTAGCATCTGGACGGCGGTTCAAAGCTTCCATGATCTCGCTGAGCGTGTGCTGAGTATTAGCTTTCTCCGACGCACTAGCAAGCTGGGCACGCAGGTCTGCGGTCTCTTGCTTGAGCTTCTCGATGAATTTGTCGGATTCCACTTTACTAGCAGCCAGGGCTGCGATATCCCGGAACTTCTTGCCTTCTCCAACAAGGGCAGACAAAGCGTCGTTGGTCGATGCCTCCGCCTGTGAGGTGGTCTCACTGCTTGCTGAAATAATATCTTCGTTTGTAGCGGCTTGGTCAGCCATAGTTAATTCTCCGTGGTCTGGGGAATAAGACGATATACGTCTTGCAAAGCTTTTTTATAACCTTCGCTATAGAGAAGCTTTGCTTGAAAGGCTGGGTCCGTAAAATCGAACTCAGCCGTGTGACGCTCCCGGTACATGCCCAAGAGCATTTTCGACAAAGTGCGCCAGATGATCGTCTGGGCACTCACCTGTTTTATGAACGACTCGGCCTCTTTGCCGTCGTACGCTCGTTTCCATGCCTGCAGGACACTGCCAGCAGTAGACATGGTGGCCGTGATGTCTGAGTCTAAGCTCATTCCTCGGGCACCGCCTCTTCCTCGGTAATCGGATCCTCACCGTTCATCTGCTCGTCAAGTACCTGAGAGTCCATACCGGCCTCTTGCGCTACCTGCGTGTTGATGACGTTCTGCACCCTCTGAGCCTCGGCATTCTCATACAACCTGACATGTGGAGTGACCAACGAGGATGGCCCACTACCTAAGTTGATCGAGTCTACGAGCAGCTCAGCCATGCGCATTCCAGAGATGTGCATGTTGACCGCAGGATCCTGATACACAGCAGAATTGGAGAGACTGGTAAGGTTCTGCACGATCTGAGCCTGCTTGGCGAAGTGGCGAGCACCAACTGGTACCAACTTGCCCTTTGCCTTGAGATCTTCCGGGGTCAGGTTGAGGAAGATCATAGCACCAGTCTCGTCGTCTTGCGTACGAACAACGTCGTCTGGGCGGACGTTCTGACGACCGGCGACGAGCATCTGGTTAAGGGCGTCCTCAAGGAACACCTTCTCAAAATACTGTGTCTTGCTCTGAAAGATTCGACCAGCGGCGTTCTCAAGCGAGGACACCTCGTAGGCAGTCTTCTCGCCAGGAGTGCGGATACCCATGGCCTGCTTTGGTGCACCGGCCAGCTCTTCCATCAGATTCATGTACTGAGCGATCTGGAGGTCTGCGTTCAGTGCCGTAGTGTCTGGACGGAGCACTTGCACATCAGACTCGGTGTCGCCGTAGATGCGGGCACCTGGACCCCACTGCCAGTCCTCTACATACCCCTTCTGGTACACAACTGGAGTGGCAATCTGGTCAAACACGTCTGCCTTGAGGTTCTCAAGATGATCGATGCGATACTGCAGCCCCACCAAGTTATCTAGAGGGCCCATGGCCATCAGGTTGTCTGGGCGGAGCCTCCAGCCAACGTGCAGCTTGTTGGACTTACCGAGCCAACTGTTGTTTGGCTCGTTCTCCAGCAAGAACATCTTGTCCATGACTACGATGCGGCGGTTGCTCTGCATCTCAAAAGTCTTTGGATCGTAGATGTCACCCTCAAACGTCAGAAGTTCGATCAGACCAGAGCTTATGTACGCCTGGATGCTACCAAACCCATCAAACTCAATGCCCTCGGTCTTGATCTGATCAGGGGCAACGGAGTACAGCTCTTGACGAAAGTTCTTGACGCGGTCGATGGCTGCCTTTGCGTACGCCGCATCGGCGGTGGTAAGCAGCCGCTGCTCTAGTTGACCAAGCGACAGGTACTCACGAGTGATCTTCGGAGCGTCCTTAAACGAGGCCGCGGTAATGTCAAACATGATGTCGTACGGAGAGATCCGCTGAAGCCTCGGGCCCGTGTACACCGTAATGACCGACCCATCGGATAGCGTATGCGGTTCATCTACGTACACAATCTCCGCAAACGCATTACCGTAGTCAATGTAGTCAAAGATCAGCCTGCTGATCTCCGTCTCAAAGTCAGACTGCTTCAGCTTAGTCTTCATGTACGCCTTGATGGCGCGTACCTTGTCCTTGGCTACAGCCTGGCTGTCGTCCCCGATCCAGTTGAAGAAATCCTCTGTCGGGAACAGGGCGGCCATATAGTTGGCGTGCAGGTTATCGCGGATCTGACAGAGCTTCGGTGTGGTGGTGGAGTTTTTCCACGGAAGCTGACTGTTCGTGGTCTTTGTAGTGTCGGTGGCAAAGATGTACTCGCGCACCTCGGCAGTCGAGCGCTCCCAGTCTACACGAGAGCTCTTCCAAGTCTGCCATAGATTGGCGATCGTGGTGGCCAGCGTATCGGCGTTAGCCAACTCTCGTACGTCTATTACTCGCTTAGCCACGGAAAGCTACCCCGCCAAACCTGGAGTTTATATTGATAGGGATGACATTGGAGCTCTGGCGCTCTTTAGGCACAACGGTGATTGAGACAGCGCTAGCCAGCGCGTCCTTCAAATCGTCGTGTCGTGGGTGCTCTTGCTTCAATTCGTCCTCCAGATCGGAGACAAAACCTCCGTCGTAGTGCCAAATAGTCTGATTCTCGTAGCGCGGAGCCAGGATGGCGTGGATGCGCTCAGCCTTGTCTCCCTCGTTTCGCGTAGGACGGGCCTTGTCAATCGACAGCCCGTATCCCTGTTCTCGTATCCGTGCCTTAAGCTCCTCGACGATCACTTCCTGTGCTACAGAGACCTCGGCTCGCAGCTTCCTGAACCCCCACTTCTGGTGTAACTCAATCAGGGCGTCGAAGTAGTCAGTTATCCTGTTAGAGCGAAATCTCTCAATATCCAGTACGTAGATGGCACCGAGGCTATTGACTCCAACCACAGCAATTGCTGTGTAGTCGGCAGTGGAGCTTAGGCTGAATGCAAAGTCGATAGCAGCAAACACCTGCAACCGCTTGCCTTTCATGGTCCACACGCCGTCGCTTCGCTCCAAGTACTTTCGGTCGTATCTCTGGAACAGCCCAGAATCGATGATCTCGTTGTCTGGGTCGTTCGGATTGTTGTAGTACTGGGCTCGGAACTGCGATCGGTCTAGGTACTGTGCGCGCTTACGCGAGAGCACCCGCTGATCGAACCCAAACCACCGACCGTCGTATCTCTGCTGACGCGGCCACAGGTAATTACCAGTGCCGTCACCTACGTCCTCGACCTCTCTCTGGTAGACCTCGTACACTGGCTCCTGCGAGATCAGGCTACCAGCTTCGTCGTACTCCTCAGCCATCATGTCAACTTGTGCGCCGTAGAGATCGTCGGCGTGGTACCTGGTGCCGACCGTCCACTCCTGTGCGTCAGCTGACTCGATGGAGGCCAGAAGACTATACTGCTCCTTGACCTTCTGCCGACCTTCCTTGGTGTAGGCGTTCTCCTGCACCACCACGTCGTCCAGCACCGCCAACATGCAGTGCATGCCGGTTAGGCTCGTAGTAAGACCACCTGTGAAGATAGTAGGATCTCGCACACCCTCTGCTGCGCGGATGGGGTGGTCGACAGCTATTTCACTTGTAGTCCACTTCTCGCGCTTGCCGTCCTCTACGTTGACCATCTCCGGCCAGTAGCGCCGGTAGATCTTGCTGGTCAAAATGTCCTTGATGAACTTGAGTTGCTTCTCAGCAAGGTTGGCAGTAGACGATATGTACAGTACGGTTATGCCTGGGTTCTTGGTTATAGTCCAGGCTACTCGATAGGCTATCAGTGCTGACTTCTGGTGATCCCGAGGCATCAGGGTCAACTGATGCGACTTTGCGTCCTCTCTAGTCCACCAGCGAATCAGCTCGATGTGACACGGACTCAGTACACGATGCGGAGCTATAAGCCGGATAAAAGCAAGCAGTGAGTCTTCCGCCGCTTGCTTTACTTCATCGTGCTTGGACGCCATCAGTCAGCAGTAATGCGCTTAATCATCAGATTAGCGCGGAAATCATACGTATTATCAGTGCCTCTGGCGAACACTAGCTTAATGGTGTCTCCGCTGTTCATCCGCCTGTACTCCGTCATTGTGTACAAGGTAGTCAGTGCGGTGGTGGTGGTTAGAGACTCGATGCCAATAAGGTCTAGTGGTGAATCTGCCCCAGTGTACAGGTAGAACGCAGACGACCCTGTGCCGCCTGAACGAATCAGCACTACCGTGAGTGTAATCTCGTACCAGCACGTCACGCCAGGGGCGACGGTGATGCCTGTCGAACCTCGTGTAGCGTCGCCGAATACACCACCAGTGGTGGCTCCGAACGTGACCAGCGTTGGACTTATGGGCATCCCGGTGGTGTCAATCCACGGATCACCTGATATACCGGTAGTGATGCTGCCACCACACGCCGGAAACCCATCCCCACCAGCAACGCTGGGCGGGATGGCCCACGTGCCGTCGCCACGAAGGAAGTTGGAGCCGCTAGGAGTACCAGTACCGAGTCGCGCTGGGTTAGGAACAGTGCCAGTCAGGATGTTGGTGGCGTTAAGAGACGACCCAGAGGTGAGCAAGGCGCTACCACCCACTGCATTGGTCCACACTCCGTCACCACGCAAGAAGTTAACCGCACTAGGGGATGGAGCCAGCTTGGTCATGGCAATCGTGCCGGTCGTGGCGTTAATGGCCGCCACACTCACCGAGGTTATTTCACCCTCACCGTGAGTGTGCGCCGCCGCTGGAACGCCCAGATACGCCCTAGTGTCGGCTGCAGAGGCCGTGGCTATGATCTGCCGACCGTTCGCCGAGCATTCGATCTCTTGCGGTACAGCTGCCGTACCGTCGGTACCTAGCAGACGATTGGCCGCGATCTCCTGATACTTGTCGTGAGTTACAGCCTGGGAAGCTATCTCGGCAGTGCCAACCTCATTGAGCACAGACAGACCACCCAAACTGAGGGTGCCACGTACAGCCGAGGGGCTGCTGCCGGCGATGATGGAGCGACCAGTGGGCGTGCACGAGATCTCTGTCGGAGGACCAGAGCTGCCAGCGGTACCGAGAATGGAGTTAGCAGCCAGGGTTTGGTACTTGGCGTGAGTGATGGTTGAGTTGGGAATAGTCCACGTGGTGCCAGTGTCCGTTACGGTCACATCCCCGTATGTGTCATCCGGGGGCAGTACACCTACACCGCCAGCTACAGGAGCCCACGTCTGATCTCCTCGCAGATACGTGGTCGAATCAGCCGTACCAGATCCCAGACGAGCAGTGGCAACCGTCCCGGAGGTAATGTTACTTGCTGCAATGTCCCTCGTGTTCAGGAGCCAACTGGTACCGGAGTTCGATACCGTGATGTCCCCCTTATTGCCGTCGGTGACGCCCACCACGCTAGTGCCGCTACCACCATCCCAGCTCTCCAGCTGAGCTACGGTAACCGGCTCCGTGGGGCCAACCCCAGGAAGCAGGTTCAGGATGCGGTTGGAGTTCATGTCCAAATCCGCTTCCATGGCGTTAGGGGACTCTCCCGTGCGGGACAGGAACGTATCGCTGGTTGTCTCGATAACGTTGTTATTGGCGTTAATGGCAGCCGCAGCGTTGGTGCCATTTGCTACATCGGTGAGATTTATCTTAGCCAAGTTCTAATATCCTCGCTAGGTCCGCGTCGGTGTCCTCAGGAGCCACCTCATTGAGCACAGGGGCTTTCGGAGGCCGACCCACGGGGTTGGTATGGGTTTCGGGAGATCGTTCGTCTGAGAGCGTTTTATTGCGTCTGGTGGCACTTCTGGAAGGAGATGTGACTTCCATGAGCTTCTTAGCCGCCGCAAGGGCGCTTGAGGACTCGTAGGAGCCGGAAAGCTCGATAACCTTCTTCGTGGCCTCCGAGAGGAGGCGGGCCTTCAGCTCCCCACGCCATTGTTCGACGATGGGGGCGAACCAGGTGGTCCCACAGAGGTGCTGCCAGTGTTCCCAGGAACCGAGAAGCTTCATGGCAGCGGCGTACTCTGTGGGGTCGTTAGACTCAAGGTAGATCTGACGGGCGGACAGTAGACCGTCTTTCGGAAACTCGGAGAGGGTGTAGACCGGGGTGTAGGGTGACAGGGAGTGGATAGTCTCAGCGAACAGGGCTGAGGTCAGGTAGCGTCCACGGGTATCCCGTACCCGAGGTACGATATCAGGCACAGGTGACTTAGCCTTTGCCAGACGAGTCACCTGAGATTTAGCAGGTACGCTCCCCCGCTCGATAGACTCGCTGTGGTCGCTGTCGCTCCCTCGCTCCTCCTCCGAGGCCAGGACCGGACCATTGTCCGTGTCTTGGATATCTTCCCCACCCATTCCAATCTCCCTAGGTTACAAAGTCCCACCAGGGACTATGGTCGATTATCAGGCACCCTACCCCACTGGATAGGGATGTTTATTATATTATATATAAT